AAGTCTCTTCCTGATCTGCCAACCCCGACTCTACCTGTTCCAGACTTGGAAGTAGAAGAGGATCTAAATATGGAACGTCTGCTAGGGGCGGATAAAAAATTGTTGTAGGAGGGATAAGAATATTGTTTGTATCAGGTAAATCAAATTCTGGGTATTCCATGAAGAGTATGGTTAGAGGTGCAATCGTCATGCCTATTTATATTTTAATATTCATGACAGTGTGTGCAGGCACACCTCTATTTACTTTAGATTATTTAATTAGGAAATCAAAAAGCAAATTTCAACCCTAACTTGGTTCCAATTACGTTTTCATCAGCAAAAACACCACTTAACTCACCATAGATAGATGTTTTATCTGTTGCATTTACAGAACCACCAATCTTTGCTGAAACATCTGTAGATTGCTCCCCACCATCAGGATTATTAAGTAGTCCACCTCCCTGAATATACCAAGAAGCATTGTCATTACCACCTTCGTATCCTATATGAAGGTCTGTTGAACTTCCTTGAAAATCTGAATCTTTTTTGAAAGATGCGTTATTTTCAACGTTTAGATAAAACCCTGCAAATACAGGAGTGCTTGAAACTGCTGAGACAGCAGCTACAGCCAATAGTTTTTTAAGCATTTAATTAAATAAATTAAAACTCAATAATAATCGTTTTAAAATAAAATTCAACTTTTAGGTGTTTCTGTTTTTGCTTTGTCCTCTTTGTTCTGCTCGTCTATCTGTTGTTGTAGTATCTTTATTGCACCTGTTGTCTCATGCAAAGCAACAAATAACTGTTCTCTTTCAACTGCCAATTGTGCAAGTTTTTCCTTTAAATTCATTAATTAAGAAATCAAACTTTTTCCTTTTTCTATAGCAGCATCAATATCTGTAAATGATTCTGATCCCCAGATAGAGGTCGTTCCATCAAGTTTTTTATAATCTTTAATAATTTCAAGATGATCTGTATTTCTTTTGATCATTGCTTTCCATTCTGCCTCAGTATAAGGACTCTCAGGATTAGCAGTTTGATAAGCGGCAAAGTTAGCAAATGCATTTATCAAAGTAACGCTACTGCCAGCAGCCGTATATATTGCTGCGATTTCATCTGCGGTTCTTTCTTCGTCCATAATAAAAAAATTAATTAATTTAAGTTTACCCCGCTTCGAGGGCTGTGACTTTTGCTGATAATTCTTGTACTGCTTTCACTAATATTGGTACAAATTTTCCATAAGAAGCTTCTAATTTATCTGGATTGGATTTATAAACAGCACCGATGTAATCATTTTTATCTCCTAATGCTGCATCTATTTCTTGTGCTATAAAACCAAGTTCTGTCTTCCCATTATTATCACTAGGCTCACGCATTGCCCATGTAAATTTTCTAGGTCTAAGTTCGTTTATTATATCTAGACCATCCTCTGAATCAACAATATCTGTCTTATCTCTTTCATCAGAAAGTGCGCTGATCGATTGCACCTGACAACGAATGGCAGTGATACTTGAATTACCAAAAGTTATTTCATTACTTGCATCATTTGCTGAAGGGTCTGAGCCAAAACCAATACTTGTATTGTTTGTTCCTGTTGTTGTAAGATCGCCTGCTGTTGACCCTAGAGCGGTGTTTTGTGTGCCAGTAGCGTTAGTAAGGGCTTGATGACCTACTGCTGTATTATTATTTGCCGTAAGATTAGCGGCTAAAGCAGCATGACCTAGTGCAAGATTATTATCACCGTCTGTATTTGCACCCAAAGCCCCAACACCCATAGCATTGTTGAAATTACCAGTTAGGTTTGCATCTAAAGCAGTGGAACCTATGGCATTATTTCGAGATCCTGTAGTGTTTACTCCTAAAGCATTGTTACCAACAGCAGTGTTGGTATCTGCCGTAGTATTTGCATCTAAAGAATTAGCCCCTACCGCTGTATTAGCCGTTCCAGTTTCGTTAGAATTTAAAGCTTTAAAACCGACGGCAGTATTATCATCAGCAGTGGTATTAGTTCCTAAAGCAGCCCTTCCAATAGCAGTATTACCGCTGCCTGAAGTGTTTGCGTCCATTGCAAGTGAACCTACCACAGTATTATTTGCTCCTGTTTCATTAGCTTTTAAACTGTCTTTACCAACAGCCACATTATTATTTGCTGTAGTATTTCCATTTAGAGCATTTGTTCCTAAAGCCGTATTATCAATACCAGAAGTTAATGATGTTAGTGTATTTTTACCAATAGCAACATTATTTGTACCAGTTACGGAACCATCTAAAGCACTTTCTCCAAAACAAGTATTACCTGTTGCGCTATTGGTTCCCCTACCTATATTTAATCCATTTATCGTCCCATCAACCTCAAATGCAGGACCTCCAGTTAATGTAAAAATATCTACAAATGCACTATTACCAGCGTTTCTAAGTTGCATATTACCACTCGTATTATTTGCAAAAAACTGATGCGCAAAAGTTGTTGAAGGGGCTGAACTGCCGTTGTTATTTGTAGCTATCGCATCTAAAACATTGTTTATATCTGCTCGCACATTTGCGCCAGTATCATTTTGTATATCGTACGAATGTTGAGCCATTTTTGGATTTTAAATTTATTTTTAGTATATACCAATAAGCTATTAACCACCACTTCCAAATCCTGTTGCTGTATATTTAAAATTTCTATTAACATTACTTCCACCAGAATCTTTCACATCAATATCAAAACCTGTTCCAGTTATATTAGATAAAACAAAGAAATCTCCCTGAGTTAAATTCTCAATAGTAATTCCTATTGAAGGTAAAACAGAATTAGCTGCAACACCGGTTCCCGACTGACCTGTAAAAAAACTTTTACTGAAGACAACAGATTTAGTTGAGGTGCCAGAAGCAATAAATCCACCAGCAGAAGCTCCCGCGTTACCAAGACTTGTTTCTGTTCTGCTTTCTAATTCTGCAATATATCCAAGTTCAACTATTTCAATACTTTGAGCAGGGTCAGAACTTATCATTTCACATCTAAACTTAAAACCTCTCCCAACTAAAGTACCGTTTGAAATCGTATTAAATTGACTAAATTCAGCCCCGAAATTACAGTTGCCACTGGTTAATAAAGAAGTTGCAGAAGTTAATGTGAAAGTGCCTGAATCTGGTACTGATATTATTTCATAATCACCATCAACTCCTGTGCCACTTGTGAAATCTAAAGTTACAAAACTACCGACACTGTATCCATGCGAAGATTTTATGATAGTAATTATTGTTCCCGCACCACCTGAACCGTTGTTTATTGTGTAAGCACCAGAGGTTGAGGTCGCTGGATCTAAATCAGTTACCGCACAGGTTAATTTTGCATTTACTGAAAATGCAGTTAGAGCATCAAAATTATCCCATAAATCAATCTTTGCAGTTCTTTCAGCAATAGTATCTGAAGGGTAAAAACTTTCAGTCACAAAATGTCTTTTAAGACGTAAAGGCTGTATACCGCCAAGATCGAGAACATTTGCAAAATCATAAGTACCTCCATCAGCCGTGGAATTCTGATCTAGAAAATCAAAATTTTGTATAGCATTAAAATCAGAAACACTTGCATCATCTATTTTTACAGTTGAACCTAAGACAAGACCATTTAAATCAGTACTAAAAAAACAAGCTGTTTTTGTTCCATTAAAAGGTGTTGAATCGGTGTCTTCTCTATCATTAAGAACTAACAATTTAGGTAAAGGATCAGGATTACTGACAACGACTGATGCTTCGCCAGAACTCAGCCTAAATCCATCATCTTTAAATTTGAGAATATATTCACCATCAAGTGCAGGAACCAAAGCTTCAGTCACATTACCACTTAATTCTGGAACAAGATCAACAGCGTCAGAGAAAGTGCCATTGCCATTTGTAAGACTGCTATGCCTTATTGCAACTGTTCCCCCTGTGACAACATCAACATCTGTTGATTTATCAAACCTTAATCTTAATAATTGATCTGATATCGTTTCAACTCTTAAATTCTGAACATCATTTGGGACAGCGGTTTTTCCAACAGCGTTAAAATTATCTATAGAGGAGGCTTCTGTGCTTAAAACACCTAAAGCATTATATGATTGTACTTTAAATTTATAAGTACCTGATCTTGATTCAAAAAGCTCAAATTCAGGTCTAGAAACTCTAAATACTTCAACACCATTATTTTCATACTGTGATTCAACTCTATATTCTTTTACACCTTGAACAGTTTGCCACGTTACAAAGATTTTTGATACTGCACGATTATTTAAAACAACAATACTTTCGGTTGCCGTAAGGTTTGATGGTGCGGGCTTGACATCAAGTAAAGTTGTAATATTACGAGGCTGTGCTGGTATTGTTGTGTCTTCAACTTGTGAGTACTTATTTACATCATGGATTATTGCAGTGATGGTATATTCAGTTTGATTTTCTTCTTTAATGGAGATTACTCTATAGGTTTGGAATTCAATTGAGGTGTTTTCTATAGCCCAGATACTGTTTGTTTGTGGAATAGAAGAAAAAGCAGAAGTTACAGTGATTGTTTTATCAGAGATAGAATCAATCACTCTACTTTCTACAGTTCCATCAGAAAGAATTACTGAGAGCGTTGCAGAATTTGATGTTGTTAAATCTGTGTTGTTTGCATCATCTACAATAATCTGAGTTGTAGAAACCCCTGTTTTAATACGCCCACCTCTTCGAACCCCTGCTCTCAAAGAATCAGCAATACCTATAATCATTGATGGCCTGACAATCACACCGGCTTCTAGAGTTGTTGTGAATGTACAAATTTCAGTTTCTCTTAAATTCGTATATAAAAACCAGCGACCTAATCTGTTTGCCTGACCTCTGGAAGTGCATGCAAAAGCCTTTATTGTTTTTCTTGTTTGACCATATCTTGAAGGGAAAGAGGCTAAAGCTGTTACTTCACTTGCTGTGACAAGTTCATAATTAATCTGTTGAGTTTCATTGTCAAAATAAGATACTTCAACTTCTGTGAACTTTGTTCTCTGACCAGACCCAGCATAATTAAAACCTGTTTCTGTTACATTTGCATTGGTAAATAAATATTGAGCATCTGAGGTGTTTGTAGTCGTGTTTGTCGGTCTATCCTGCCCTATCTGTAAAGCCCCAACACTATAAAAAGGCATGGCGTTCATTACAGAACAAAGATCATTAATCAAGGTATAGGCATCATTTCTTTGATTTAAAATTACATTACAACTAAATCTTGGCTCAGATGTTCCAGTTATCGGATCTTCGATTATTGTGCTTGCATATTTAGATGCTTCAAAAAAAGAAAATACATCCAATGAATCTTCAGATATAACACCATCAGGGCCACCAAAACCTTTATCTGTTGTTAATAAATCATATAAAATCCATGCTGGGTCAGAACTCCATTCTTTTTCTGTTTTAAAAGTACCATTAAAAATTATGTCATCACCGTTGTCATCTTTATAAGAAATTGCACCAGTATTTACATCTACAGTTCCATTATGAGGAATTTTTATCTTAGTTCCCTTTATGAAATATTTTCGCCTTGGAAAGCTTTGGAAGGATTGTGCGTCAAACCGTAAGGCAATATAAGCAAAACCTTTGTAAGCTTGTGATTCTGTAGCTATCGTTGTAAAAGAAAAGAAATTTGTATCATTAAATAAATTTCTATCATTACTATCAGCGGTTATTCTGCTGACAGTTAAATTTAAAGGAAATTGTAAAGTCGTATCCTCTAAATCAATTTCATAATCTTTTAAATAAGGACTAGTAGCTTTACCTTTAATGCTAAGTTCAGTTGATCCTGTAAACGTATCTTTAATATCAAATATTTTGCCATCATTTGTTGTGATGCGTATCCCAATTTTTACTTCTGTTCCATCAATATTTCCCTTCGAATCAAATTGTTGTAAAGCTGGTATTTGTATTGTGACTCTTAACATTTTTATTAATTGATTGCCATTTGAATCTAAACTTCCAGATATTGTCCTAGAAACAGATGTGCTTGCTGTAACTGCTACTCCTACAGGTGTTAACTCTTCAACTCTATCTGGACCAAAAGTATCAATAATTCCTAATGGCTCTTGATCATCTCTACCATCTTTAAAAAATACTTCTACATCTTGAAAATTTGCCCTGCCATTAGCATCAATCAAAGGTGTATCATCTAAAAATATATTTTTTTTAAAATCTTCATTTCCGTTTTCATCTAAAAAATCATCAAACCCTTTAATCTCTCCATAACCTAATAAATCAACTACAGTTGCAAATTGTTTACTTCTTAAATCATCAGCAATTAGAGTAGGATCAATAACTCTTTGCCCAGTTTGTCTACCGAATAATTGATCATCTATTAATCTTGGCATAATTAAGGATTTGGAACGTCAAAAAAAGCTTCTGTTGCGTTAACAGTATTTATATCAAAGTTTTCTTGTGATATGGTTGTTTTAGGCAAAACAAAAAATCCATTTGTAGTAACAGAATTTTCAATAATTTCATAAACTTTATTATCGTTTCTCGTATTTAATAATGGACCATTTCTAAAATTTAATCTTATACTTTGCATGTTTTTAAAACCATGATTACTTATAGTGACTTCAATTCTCATAATACCTTGATCATTTCTTCTAAGTATATACAACCCCTCAAATGCTAATAAATTCCTCATTTGTGCAGTATCTACTCCAGCACTAATTATAATTGAACCACTGAAAACGCGACCATATAAAATCGGGATCGGTACTCCAGTGGTGTTTATATTTTGAATACCAGAAAACGAATATGACCCCCTGATTCGCGGGTCTGTATCCCCGACGGAAGATTGATTTCTGCTCTTATCTCCTGATGATAATAAATTACTTATACCGTCAATAATTAAATTTTGACCTACAATTGTCATTAATCCACTGACTGCTGTACCAAGAACCCCTGCACCTATAAAACCTAAACCTGTGATAAAGGCACCGACTTCAAAAGCAAAACCAGTGAATAAAAAACCTACTGCTGGCAATGAACCTGTTGCTACTGGAATAATTTGAATATCTCCCTGTCCTTGTAAAGATAAACAATCTTCTGTAATTATTCTGCCACCCATTTTTACCTTATATATTTGTTCGTTTAAATGTTTTTCAACACCTTCAAAATTTGCTTTTAGAAATAAAACTGCTTGTTGTGGTGAATTAACAGCCGCTTCAAATGTGGACTGTTTTAGAAATTGTTTTAATTTTCCATAAACTTTTATTTTTTTAAGCTGCATATCTATAAACTGCCTTTAATGCTTTTTGATATTTTAGATCAAAAAGTTCCCTGCAACTTAATGCTTTTATATTGTGATTTAATATCATATTTTCACCTATGTAAACAGCAACATGATCTAAATTACCTGTAATTGATTGAAAAAGCAAAACATCACCTTCTTTAATATTTTTATTAGTAGGTTGTTTTACAAAATTTAATTTTGGTAATGCATATTCAAATTGTGGATTATTTAAAAAGTCTTTTATTTTCTGTGGTCTATTCCAGTATTTTATTTCGATATTTTTTGTTTCTTTAAACCAATCAGTAACGATTGACCAGCAGTCATATTTACCCCAGATAAATCTGCGGCCAATTAATGAAGGGGCTTCCCATCCTGTAGGCTCAAAACATATCCAGTGCTTTTGCTCAACACTGTAAATGTAATATGGGAAACCAAGATGCTCACAGGCTGCTTTATCATTATCTGAAGCTGTTGCAGCACCTTTTGGATGACTATGAACAACACCTAAAATTTCACCTGTGTCTTCACATTCTACCCAATCATCAGGGTCAAGAATAAAAAATTCAAATTTTCCTTCCGCTAAATTTTTGCAAGGCCAAAAAGTTTCTTTTCCTTCTATTATTGCTAACAAACCACAGGCTTCATTTGGTAATTGTTCTCTTGCATATTTTTCAGCTTGAATTTTCCAACTCATAATTAACCATTAACAAAAGTACCAACACCAATAAAATCATTTCTTGTGACAAGTTTTTTAGGTGCACTAATACCAGCCAAATCAAAAGTACTTATTAATTCAAATTGTACAAGATTTCTATTTTCTGTCACTTTTCTTTCAATAAAATATATTTCTCTGGGCATCTCAGCAGAAGGATCTACAGAATTAACTTTATAGGGATTTACATTTGACGGGAAATTATCTTCATCTAAAAATCTAGATAATGTACGTCTTCGAGTAACTTTTGCTCCAGATAAATCAGAAAAAGATGTTATTTGATTTGTAAGTTGCAATATAGATGTGATTGTACCAAGTAAATTAGAAAAAGTAATAGTAGGTCTTGGTAGCTTTCCTTCTCCAGAATATTCGAAACCACTGGCCTCACATGGCATTCTAGTGTAAGTGTTAGATTGCCAGATAATATCTAAACTGTCTTTCATATTATTACCACTATGAAATAAATAAACAGTAGGATCTGTTATTGTTGCATTTACATTAAAAGAAACACTGCCACTAGTTGTTTGTGAAGTTGTGGCGGTTACTGTAAAAGAATTTGTATCAACTGTTTTAATTGTATAAATACCATCAATTCCATTTCCTGAAGTAAAATCAAAACTTAAAATAAGACCAGTAGAAAAACCATGGCTATTTAGTGAAATTGTAATTTCTGTAGCTAATTGAACATAAGTAGCTGTTTTTGCAGATTTTGTATAATGAACATCAGGTTTTAACTCAACAGAAAATAATTCAATAATAGATTTATTAGTAAGTTCTTGTAATTGTGCTGTAGGATTAGCCATTTATGGTTCGAACACCTCACGAAATGTGCAATTAATGATGGCTCTGTTTACATACGGAATTGTTTTTGTCCAAGCATCGCAAACATATTGACCAGCCCCTGAAAGAGTAAATAATATTCCTTGTGGAGTTAAACAGATTGCATCATTTGGAGAGATAAGTGTAAAAGTATTTTGATCAGCAGCAGTAGCTACGACATATGATCCAGATGCAAAAGTTCCTGAGATACCAGCGGGCGGTGGATTATCAAAAGAAAAACCTATTGTTAAAACATCACCGATTGCTACACCATGATTAGCAAAAGTGACAGTGATAATGCTGCCTGCAGAACCACTTCCATCAGATTGAACAAAAGTACCTGTCTTGGCGCTAAACCCTTCTGCTGGTGGTGTAAATGTAAAACTTGCCTGATCTGCAACCCTGCTTCTTAAAAAAGCCTCAATGACATCTGCATTAGTCTCAGACACGTTAAAAGTTAGATCATATACTTTAGGGTCTTGCGACAATGGAAGGCCATATAAGGCTCTAAATTCATAACCATCACCAAGAGAAGTAACCCTTACTTTTGGTTTGCTTGTTTTTCTCATCCCATAAGTGGGTTGTATTGATGGAAAAGTTGCCATTACCTATTTAATAAACCTCCAGCCCTTTGTTCCTGTACTAATGTAGTTTGTACCACAGCAGCAATTAATTGTCCAAGTGCTTGACCCTCTGCTTGACTTCCAGAAACAGAAGAACCAGAAGCATCTACAGATACATTAATAATATTGGTTGTGCTTCCACCAAGTTGGTTGTTTGGGATAATATTACCACCTCTTGAACCCATCTGTAATAATTCTGGGCCTTTCTCACCAACTACAAAAGCACCACCAGCACTAACAGGGCCACCATTTGCTCTTGCAAAAGGATTTGCAACACCTTTTAAAAAATTTGATGCTTTATTACCAGTTAAGCTTGTACCTCCCCCGCCACCAAATATGCCTCCTAATGCACCTCCAATAAAGTTTCCTATTCCAGAAACAGCCCTTTGTATTGCTACCTCTACAAGTTTTCTTTTAAGCTGATTTAATACATTCACTGCCGCCTGTGCTAATGTCTGTGTTCCCACCACAGCATCAGTTAAGTTTGAAACAATGCCTTGCTCAATACCTTGACCAATTTCCATAAACTTTTCTTTTAGTTGATCCGCTTCACTTTTTACATTTACAAGAGCATCTGCAAATTTATTAGAACCTAAAGCAGCATCATTAATTAAAAAACTTGTTTGATCTAAAGAAGAATTAAATAAATCATTAATAGTTACTTGCGATTCTATTGCTGTAACAGTTTCTTTTGTTTTTTCAGATATTTCTTTTGTTGGTTCTGTTGTTTTTTTTGTCTCTTTTGCTAATTTTTTTTGAATTTCAAGTTGTTCTTTTAACCTTTTTGCAACTTCCGCATTTATTAAGGCATTTGTTATTTGAGATTGAACTGCGGCTGGTTGACCTTTAAATTCTTGACCTTCAAAATTTACTTTTACTTCACCTATACCAAAGATACTTCTTTGTAAGGCTGTGGTTTGTTCTTCAACAATTCTTAATGCCTGCTGTCTTAATGCTTTTTTATCTACATCTGTTATTGATGTTGCAGCTAAAGCTTGATTTACACTTGTTACAAGATTAATTGCTACATCTAAAGCACTTTTTAATGCTGGTTGTAATCTTTCGCCTACAACTTGAGCCAAAGTTTCAATACCATCTTGTAAAGTGCTAAATTTACCAGCTAAAGTACCACTTTGATTTACAGCACCCTTAAAGAATTGCCCTCCTTCACTTGTGGCTAAGACTAAAGCTTCAACAAATTTATTAGCACCAACTTCTCCCTTGCTCATAGCTTTTGCAAGCTCATCACCTGTAAGACCTGTCACTTGTTGTAATTCTTTTTGAATATTTACTCCTTTTTCTAATAGCATCACGTTTTCTTCTTGCATAAATTTATTTTTTGCTTGAACTTTACCAATCGCAAATGCAACACGATCTATATCTGCCCCAGCAGTTCCAGCAATATCTGCAACTCTTTTTGTTATATCAACAACATTTTCAGTCTCAAAACCAAACGCTTTTAATAATTTTGTAGTTTCAATTAATTCAGATGACTTAAATGGAGTGACAGCACCAAATTCTTTTATTTGCTGAACAATAGCTTGTGCTTTTTCAGCACTTCCTGTCAAATTTTCTAAAGCTTTGGTTTGGGTTTCTAATTGTGCTGTTTGAAATAATACAAACCTTGCTGTGCCAACAACTGCTAATGCAGCTAATAAAGGTTTTAATGCACCTACTAAAGTTCCAACTCCAGCACTTGCCGTCTTCGCTGCCCTGCCTGTGTTTTGTAGTGACCTATTACTCTTGTCTAATCTGCCTTTTAATTTATCTGTGCTACTACTTAAAGCCTTCGTTTGTTCATTAACTCTTTTTAATGGTGCTATTGCGTTCTGTGCATCAACTATTAATTTAACTGTCGATTGTGCCACA